CACGCCGTCGTCCAGCCCGACCTGGTGGGGCTTGATCGGAGCTCAGGGACCTCAAGGTGCTCAAGGTCCGCAAGGTTTCCAAGGTGACACCGGCCCGCAAGGACCCCAAGGACCCCAAGGCCCGCAAGGTTCACAAACCCTCGACGGCCTGACAGACGTAACCATCACCGGCACACCAGCGAACGGGCAAGCCCTCGTCTACAGTTCAGGCACTAGCCAATGGGTAAACTCTGCTGTGTCAACCGACCCGATGAACGACCCAAAATTCACGGCAATCATCACGACCGACGTAGGAGCATAAATGGCTGTAGGTGACCGCACAGAAAAACGGCTGGTTGGGCCAGTCGCTCTCACCTCATCGAACGCTACGGTCGGTTCGGCTGTCCCGTCGAGCAGGGTGTGGGTTGTGAAGCAGATTGCGATTTGCAACACGGACGGCGCTGACCGCATCGTTTATTTGGCTGTCGGTACTGCGGCAACCGCTGCGAATCGGTTGTTCTCAGCGTTGCCGATTGCGGCGGGTGACACGATTATTTGGGATACGGCTTTGGTGATGTCGGCTACGGAGCAGTTTTACGGGTATGCGGATACTGGTTCTGTGGTGACGGTTACTGCTGTCGGGTGGGAAAAAGAAGTCTGATGGGTATTTCTGCTGCGTTGGGTTCGTCGGCCCTGTTGCCTGCCGGGTTGGGGTTCCGCAACCTGCTTATCAACGGCGATTTCCGCATCAACCAGCGGGCGTTCTCTAGCACGACAAGCAGCGGTACATATGGATTTGACCGATGGACATTCCTAGCATCTGGAGGGACAACTACATACTCGGCACAAACATTCACGCTTGGCAACGCAATTTCTGGGCAAGAGCCAACCAATTTCGCTCGTCTAGTTACTGCATCACAATCTGCATCTGGTGACTACGCATTGCTTGCGCAGCGGGTCGAAAGTGTGCGAACGTTTGCTGGTCAGCAAGTGACACTTTCTTTCTGGGCTAAAGCATCTAGCGGGACACCAAAGGTGGCAGTTGAATTTGTGCAGGGTTTCGGGACTGGCGGTTCCCCCAGCAGCGATGTCAATACTTATGTTGGGCAGATGACGCTTTCGACATCGTGGGTGCGTTATTCTGTAACTGTTGCTGTGCCGTCTATCAGCGGGAAAACGATAGGTACTGGCAATAACGATTCTCTATCGCTTTTTCTTTGGACATCTGCTGGCACCACGTTCAATTCACGGACCAGTTCACTGGGAGTCCAGAATGTGACTATTGACTTTTGGGGTGTGCAACTTGAGCAGAACTATCAGCCGACCCCGTTTGAGCAACGCCCCTACGGTGTCGAACTACAACTCTGCCAGCGGTACTACTACAGGCTTACATCACCCGGGGCGACATACAGTCGGTTTGGTGTTGGTTTTGCTTATTCAACAACACAAGCCACATCAAACATAGTGTTCCCAACCACAATGAGGTCATCACCAACTGCCCTTGAGCAATCCGGTACAGCATCGCATTACGCAGTTAACTCATCGGCAGCCGGGATCATAGCGTGTTCTTCCGTGCCAGCACATAACCAAGCCAATACACAGGTTGCAACTATTGTGCTAGCCGTTGCTTCTGGCTTGACTGCGGGCAATGCGACGGAATGTTACGCAAATGGTACGGCTTCCGCATATCTTGGCTGGAGTGCTGAACTATGAAATGGGTCAAAATTTGCATGAGTCCATTTGGGGAGCAGATTTACGGTCGCATTGACGACGACAACCTGATGCGTGTGACCTGCTCGGCTGACCATCCCGAATTTGTGGCGTGGCTTGCCGAGGGCCATACACCCGAACCGTGGGAGGCCCCCGTTGCCGATTAGCAACTACCTCGCTCCGTCCGCTATCGCCAAGCCGGGTGTCATAGCCAACGCTGCCGCTCGACCGGCTTCACCTTACGACGGTCAGGTTGTGTACCAGCAGGACACCGACCAAGCGTATGTTTGGAACGGGTCAGCGTGGGTGCTGCTCTCGACTGGCACAGCCAATCCGCCAGGACTGGAACTCATCACGGCTTGTACCGCCACGTTCGCTGGAGGAACAGCAGGCTCTGTATCAAATGGCGTTGTCACCGTTGGCACAACTAACACCTCAGTCACCGTAAGCAACGCATTTTCCTCAACCTACAAAAACTACAGAATTGTTATCAACGGATTAGTAATGAGTTCGGGCGGCGGCGGCCTCCGAATGTCAATGGGGACATCTACGAGCGGGTCCGGGCACTATTATGGTGGGTTTTACACCGACACGGGAACCGCAGCAGTAACGGGGGTAAAACTTGCCAACGGTGCGCATTTCTTGATTGGCACATCAACTGGAACAGTCGAGTTCAGTAACTCCTTTGACATTCTTAACCCCTTCACAGCGGCACGGACAATGGTCCCCGTTGTCAATGCCTACATGGAAACAGGCACTATTGGTAGTCTATCGGCGTTTCATAATGCAGATACGTCATACACCGAGTTCATTATTTGGCTTGGTTCAGGAACGATGAGTGGCGGCACGATTCGTGTTTACGGGTATAGGAACTAGCGATGAGTATTTCTAATCTTGCGACCGGCCTGCGCCCTGGAGTGTGCACCTCGACCACCCGCCCCACCAGCCCGTACACGGGCCAACTGGTCTATGAGACGGACACGGGTTATTTGCGGGTGTGGGACGGTGCTAACTGGGACTACATCAGCAAGTCACAAGACGACACAACGAACCTACCGATAAGCGGTATAGGTGCAGCCTGGACAAGTTGGACACCAACAGTCACCCAATCTGGTTCGGTCACAGTTACAAACACCGCTTCCCGCTATAACCAGATTCAAAAACTGGTTTACGCAACATCGTACTTAACTGTTACTGGTTCTGGTACAGGTGGGAACAACGTCATTGTCAGCATCCCCGTAACGGCCCAAAGCAACGGCAACGCAATGGTTGGTTTTGGTTGGATTTATGACGCCTCCGCAACCACAATCTATAACTGCACCGTTACTTTAGAAAATACGACAACAGCAAAATTTTGGTATAGCCCAAACACTACGGGTGGGGCGTTTGGCACTAACCCAAACGTGGCATTAGCCAACACAGACCAAATTCGATTTACTTTGATTTATGAGGCGGCGTGATTTCGGTAATTACGCCAACCCATAACACGGCCCCCGACACCCTCGCTAGAACCTGGGCGTCACTCAAAACACAAACCCACCAAGACTGGGAATGGGTCATCTACGACGACTCCACCACCACCGCCGTCCAGCAACAGGTCTACGGATTCTGCTCCGACGAACGGTACAAGATTCGCTACTTCCGGCCCCATGTCCCCTCCGGCGGCAACATCGGCTACGTCAAGAAGATGGCGTTCAGCCTCGGCCTCGGAGACATCCTCTGTGAACTGGACCACGACGACCAGTTAACCCCAGACTGCCTTCAGGAACTCGCCACAGCCTTCACAGACCCGTCTGTCGGATTCGCCTACTCGGACTGCGCAGAGGTCTACCCGGACGGTTCCAGCCTGCGCTACCCGGACGGCTGGGGTCTCGGCTACGGCTCCCACTACTGGGACGAGACGCTGCAAGTCTGGGCCTGCCAGGTGCCGGTGAACCGAACGACCCTCTCCCACATTGTGTCGGCCCCCAACCATGTACGGGCATGGCGGGCATCCACCTACCACGCTGTCGGAGGCCACAACCCGAACCTGCGAGTCGCCGACGACTACGAACTGATAGTCCGCACAGCCCTCGCAACCCAAACAGCCCACATCCCGAAAGTTCTGTACCTTCAACACATCGACCCGCACTCTGCGCAACGAGCCATGAACGGGCTGATACAGCAGTTGGTGCCGCAGATCGCTGCGACCTACGCCGAGCAGCTTGACGCCCGCTACGGGCCACTACAAGAAAACGAGCAGCCTGCCGTAGTAGGCTCACCCGCATGAACAAGGGCGAGCTTCGCACCGAGATCAAGAACCGACTCGCCATCCCGTCGTCCGGCGACGGCCTCATCACCGACAGCGTCGTGAACCAGGCGATCGAGGACGCGCTGAACGTCATCACCATGACCCGCGACTGGCCGTGGTTGCTCAATACGGTACAACTGGCGTTCCCAGCCAACATCGGCACCGCAGAGCTCCCCAACGACTTCATTCGGGCTAAGGAACTGGTCATCAACGACCAGCCGGTCACCTACGTTGACCTCAACCAGTTCCTCTACACCGACAGCCTCGGCTACCCATACGTCTGGACGATCACAGGCAACCAAGCCAAGATTTACCCCATCGGCACCCAAATGGTCCTCGGCACCCTCTACTACTACCGAGCCGAACCCGAACTCGTCGCCGACGGCTCGACCCCGCTCATGCCAGCTTTCCTGCACCAATGGATCGTCGCCTACGGCGCATACCTCTGCGCCCTCCGCCGCCAAGACGAAGGCCGCGCCCAGGTGTACCTCAACCAGTCAAACGACCTGCTGAACAGGATGCGCGACGACGTCCGTCGCAAGACTGGCCGACGAATCCAAACCGCCCGCGAATACTCGTACGTCAACTGGCAGTAACTGATGGCCACCAAGATCGTCGAATGGGACGACTTCACAGGCGGCTTCTACGTCGGTGCCTCAGCCACCAAGCAGCCCCGTAACACGTTCACCGGGCAGAACGTCACCGTCGCAATGGACGACGCGACCCTCGTCCCCATGTACACGCCGACGAAGCGCACCTTGACCGGCACCGACACCTCGGGCGGCAACATCGTCAACGCCAACTGGGTCAACCTCGGACCGCCAGCGATCATCAACGGATGCGTCTGTTTCGTTGCCAAAACCGCTTCAGCTGCGTACCTATACGTCATCAACGCCAACAGTGTCGTAACTCGGCACACCCTAACGGTTGTCAGCGTCGCCAACTTTGTTCCCCTGCGCCCAACCGCCGTTAGCGTCAGCCCAAGCACCAGCGACTTTTTCGTCTACATCGCGGGCGACTATAGACAGCTGATACGCCTACGACTAGACACTACGGGCGCACTCGTCGGGTCGGCAACGAACATCACGATCGCGAGCATGGCGGCGACCGGCGACAGCCAGGTATACGGCACCGTCATTTGGGGTGCCCGCATGGTCGCCTGGTCAACCACAGCGAACATCCACTTCTCCAATGCTGCCGACTTTGCGACGTGGTCTGCGACCAACTACATCACCATTGGTTTCGCCGAAGACGATGTCACCGCCTGCATCCCTCGCAACTACGACCTGATCGTCGGCAAACCTTCAGGCTGGTACGTCGTCACTGGTGTTCTCAATTATTCAGCGTCAGTC